ATGCGCTACCGGTTCGAAGGAAAGGAAAAGACGCTGGTCATCGGTCCCTATCCGCAAATCTCTCTTACCGAAGCCAGGGCAAAACAGTCTGACGCGAAAATGAAGCTGCTTGCTGGCGTGGACCCATCAGAACAGAAACAGGCTATAAAGAAGAAGGAAAAGGAAGAAGTATCTGATTCGTTCGGTGATATCTTCATGGAGTGGCATGCTCATAAATCGAAGGTATGGTCGAAAGGATATGCTGACGAAATGATGAACATGTTCACTGACGATATATTGCCGCTCATCGGACATCTGAGAATGGAAGAGGTGGAGCCGATGATGCTACTGAAGGTGATCAGGCTATTTGAGGACAGAGGGGCGATGGAACGGGCTGATAAGGCTCGTCGCAGGTGTGGCGAGGTTTTCAGCTACGCAATAGTAACCGGAAGAGCTAAATATAATCCGGCTCCAGACCTTGTTGGGGCAATGAAGGGTTACAGAAAAAACAACTACCCTTTCCTACCTATGCATCGCATTCACGAATTCCAGAGGGCGCTGAATGGGTATGGAGGCTGGGTTATAGGTAAGATTGCTGCTCAAGTTCTTCACTATACAGCAATGCGAACAGTGGAGTTACGTTCGTTGGTATGGTCAGGAATTGACTTTGAAAACAGGCTGATCACCGTTGACCCTGAAGTCATGAAAGGAAGAAAACTGCATGTCGTTCCAATGTCAGAGCAAGTTACAGCGCTTTTCAAATTCCTGCAACAAATCACCGGACAGTACGAACTTTGCTTCCCGGGAAGGAATGACAGGAAGAAGCCAATCAGCGAAAATGCCGTCCTTGGTGTAATCCGCGGCATAGGATATGAAGGGCAGACATGCGGACACGGTTTCAGACATCAATTCAGCACGGTACTCAACGAGAAGCACTGGAACAGCGACGCAATAGAGATGCAGCTGGCACACGTAAGCGGCGGGACGCGCTCAGTTTACAACCATGCTGCATATCTGGCTACCCGCAGAGAAATGATGCAATTTTGGGCGGACTGGCTTGATGAGAAGGTGACGTAATACCACCAAAGCAAATTATGAAGCAGGGAACTTTCTGTACAGCGTCGACAGCCCCACATCATAAATAATCGCTACACATTATTACCATCTGTCCGCCATTCTTTCATCCTGGCTTCCTCCATAGCGATACGAGTAGCCTCTTGTTTCTTATTCCAGATGCTGTTTTCCGGCATTTCCACACGTACAGACACAAAAGAATCTGCAGGAATGTCGACTGGTTCACCATCAGCAACAGTTTCAGTAAACATGCCGCTAATATCAGTATTACCTATTCTGTTCTGAGCAAACGGAGGTGCTGAGGGATGAACCCGGTGATACGTTCTGACCAGTACCGAACCGTCAGCATTGACCTCATAATCGATCCAGATGCGAGCAAGTTTATTTCGGTCTACGGGGATCTCAAATCCACCGTCAATCCCTCCCCATGCTGCATCTGCATTAAGGCCAGTGCACCCCTCGATAAGGTACTCGCCAGTCTGTATCCTGGTTACGACCACACCTTCTGATTCATCATTCGTTTCATAACCTCCATCAGAGAAAATTCTGACAACCGGCGATGCCTGTTTAATAAATCCATTACCATCAACGACAGTGTTGCTATTATCCCATAGCAACCTCACTACCATACGGCCCGCAGACTCACTACCTGATGCCACCGCAATTTTCCCCGCAGGGCTATACGGCAACGATAATGATGCCCAGGTATCCCCGGTCCCAACCCATATGGTCGGGCTGTATTGCGCAATACTTTGATCACCGTCGCCAAGAAAACCATTATTTCGATATGTCCTGAGTCCGCTACCTGACATTGCGACCTGAACTGCACCAAAGTCATTGACTTCAAATGCATAGGCACCATCTTTGGCACCAATACCAAAAGACCCAACCGTCATTATGTCACCGGAATTTAACCCAGTGTTTTTCGAAGCAGCAGAACCGAGATCACTGGCGTTGGCCTTTTTATTTAGTTCTGTCGTAATGCCATTCCACGCAGGGCCGTTCCACGCAGAACCATCAGGTAACTTGACTGTTATGTTGCCGGTTCCACTAAAAATGCTTTGCCAGTTCTGCTTATCGTAATTCAGTCCTCGCAATGCCTCAGCGCTTTGAGCCACCAAGGCAGCCGTGACCATGTTCAAAGCAACACGAGGCACGGCAGACCACGCAGCGCCGGATTGTGTCGGGCCTGTGTAAACACTAACCAGCGTCAGTGATGTATTGTTATTTACTGCTTTAACCGGAAGTGTATAAGGGATGCCGCCGACAGTTACGACAATAAAATCGCCAGCAGCAAGTTCTGCTGTAAACGCTGTGCCGCTGCCAGTAACAGCATCTGTGTTATTGGTAAGAGTTAAGGTTCCTGCTGACATGAATATTTCCTCAATACATATCCGGAAGGACAAGAATTGGCATATTGATATTTTGATTAAATGTCATATCAAATCTGTTGTCATTGTAATTACCAACAACCTGATTATACGCTGACCGGATGCTTCCACCTGACATTACCACGCCCTTTTTCCTTATATTAAAATATCCATCCACTCGTCTTGACTGCGCACCTGTAAATACTATCTGGCAATATTTATCACCTATGTATTGATTATTGTCTGTTACCGTTAGCTGCTGGTCATATACAAATGGGCGCTTCACTGTTGAAAATGTCACCTGCCCAGCCGAATTAGTCATGGTAATGCCATCACCGGCTACAGGCGCGGTATTATTGAAAATTACCAGTTCCATTGTTACAGATGCGGAAACATCATCCCGTCCTGAGTAATTGATGTCTCTTACAATAATATTTGCTCCGTCAAATCCTACAGACACATTATTGTTATCCCACTTCCCGAATGGTATTCCTGATACGGGAAGCGCCATTGAGCCGTTGACTGTCACCGTGCCAACATAAGCACATGTCATTAATCTTGCCTGATTCGAAATTGCAGTGAAATCAGTAGAGTTGGAAACGATAAGTCCTTCGTTGTAAGTAGCAGCAGGGAGAATTTCAAATACAGTTCCTGCCCAGTTTGGTATTCGCTGGTAGTTTCCCCTGTTTGTACCGTTAACAGTCACACCGTTGTCTCCGTTTCTTGTAACGGATGTCATATATATCGGTAAAACTATCCATGTCTGATTGTCTGCGAACTCCTGAACGTCAACCGGACGTGTCGGTAAAACAAAAACTGTGGAGCCTGACGTTAATGGAGTATTAACCTGAAACTGGTTTGCCCCCGTACCGTAACCAGCAAAACTTGTGCAGAATGACGGGGCACGGAGCCCCGCTGTAATCGCCATCGCAGGACGGCCATCGTTATAATCTATCAGTATTCCTTCCGGCATATTTTATCCTACCATCGCCCAACGACAACGCGCCCGCCACCAGGTAGATTTACCGTGATGCCACTGCCATTTATAACAACCGTGTTGTTTTCACCGTTAAAGGCAAACTGGCCACTGTCAGCGTAAAGTTTGCCATGCAATTCAGCATTTCCATTTTTATCAATGCGCCAGCCAGTTGAACCCGAAACGAAGTTATTCGACTGGATGTAATTACCAATTTTGGCATTGCTAATGCTGCCATCCTGTATTAACGCATCACTGATAAATACCTGTCCGTTATAGACAAAGAACGCAGCGGTATAGTTTCCAGGATCACTTCCGGAATAAATGCCAAACTGATCAGCGGCAAACACCGACGTTGATTTGTAACCACCGCTGCCGTCTGGCTCAATAGACATGCCGAAACCGGTATTGTATTTCACACCGTTTCGTACGATACCCATATTTAGTGTGTATGAGGCTTTGGCTGTCCCATCGCTATTTACCTCGGCTGTCATCTTCTGATTAACTGCTGAGGTGAGACTCCCGTCAGGGCCAATTTGGGACTGAACATAAGTCGACAAATCTGCTAATCCTTTCTCAGCAGTCGCGACTGTCGTTTTAACAACCATGATATCGGCACGCACTTCACCGTATTGCTGATACTGATGCTCAACAGTGCCGTGGTTCGCGAGGGCGTTTTCCATAATGCCTTCGAGATTGGTATCCACGCCTTCCTGAACATTTTTAAACGCATCAGATTCGCGAATCTGCTCATCTATGAGTTCGATCATCCCTGGAATATCTGCAGATGCCTGACCGGATGCCTCAACAAAATCTGATACGCCAAATGCGTTTCTGGTTCGTACATACACGTAATAGGTCTTATCCGCCTGCAATCCATGCAACGTCCACTGATTTGAGCGCCCAAGGAATTGCGCCTGGTCTTCAATATCTGCAGGATTGACGATCTGACTCTGCCCTGAGTACCAGAACTCAAACGATGTGTCTGTCGTTGCCGTAATGCGCATGACGGGGACCAGGTCAGCAGAGAACAAGCCTGGCGTCCAGATAACACTGGATGGTGCAGGTGGCGCACCGATGACCATACTAATTTGCGTCTCAGCGCCTTTCATTCCGTTTTCATTGCGACCGCGAACGCCAAGCGTGTATCCGCCGGCGTTCAGACCAAAGAACTCGTAGCGGAACTGGTCTGTTTCATATTGCGCAACCACTTTCCCGTCATCGGTGTATACATACACTTCAAACATCAGCTTTTTGGTAGTGGTTGCCGTCTCCCACGTGGCCGTAACCTGGACAGTCTCTGAGTTGGTGTTGATGATGCGCAGGTTCTCCACGTTCGGTACACGGTAACCGTTCAGCGTATCGTTGGGGATTTCAAACACTGCGCCTTCATCAACAATGGCCTGTTTGTTCGGATCATGTTGCGATGCGGTGATGCTGTAGACAGAATTGTTATCCGTCTCTGCAACGCTCAGGATGCGGAATAGTCTGGTGGAAACGTTGCTGGTAGAGATAGCGAATACAGTCCCGTCACGAACCCATGCAGGTGTGGTTTTCAGCGTCACGATGTTGTCGGCAATGCTGGCAATCACGTACTTAACGAATTTCCCGTCACTACCCATGATCGACATGGTGTCGCCTTCTGATATCAGAGACGAATCAACAGCATCAACGGTAATCTTATTGCCCGCGTGCGACATGATGCGCCCACCAAGACGCGCACCAGCATAGTTGTTGTCCATGACTTCAACGATGTCACCTGGCGTGAAGTGGATAGCATCGCGCGCCATCTGGAAAGACAGTCTGCTGCTTTCCCGTTTCGCCGTTTCAAGAAGCCATTTCCCAGCGCGCCATGCCTGACCACGAGACGTGCACCCGAATGCTTCAATTGTTGTTTCGTTGTAGTTCCCGCGGGCGATCATCTCATCGTCGGAAACATACTCTTTTACCTGCTCCCAGCCGTTATCCGGGTCAGTCCAGGACACAACAACGGCATTGTATTTCTCTGAACGCTTCACGGAGCTGCGCTTGAACTCGCCATCAACCACGTTAGCATTCGTGATTGTCGCAATTGGGTCTTGTGGCGCGTCCAGCATGACAGACAGTCGCATCCCGTCCCACAGCGCTATACCTCGAAACATGCTCGCTATCTTGTCTAGAATGTCTCGCGCACTCTCCTGCTCGGTAATATAGGCATTCAGCGTCATCCTTGGTTCCTGCCCGCCGTAGCCATCATTAACAAGCTGATCGCAATACTGTGAGAGGACGTACAACGCACCGTCATCTACATCGATATAACCGGCACGTTTCGCCAGGCCAAAACGCGTATTCTTCGCCAGTTCACGGAACAGCCACGCCGGGTTGTTAGTCCACGCTTTTTTGAATCCGCCAGTCCACAACCCAGAGTAAGTTCTGGCTATCGGATCGTAGTTGTCAGGAACATCCACAATCAGGCCGCGAAGATGATATGTGCGACTAGGGGTATCGGTGTACTGGTCACGGTCAATAACCGCACCCGCAATAGCGGAGAACGGATAATTCAGGTTATCGTCGGTGATCTCGCTGTAGCTGTTCCAGATGGTGCCGTTTGACAGCAAATCACTGGTGCTGTCCGGCGTAATTCGACGCACTCGGATATCGAACGGTTTAGTTTCCGGCGCGTCAATCAGGTGCGCCTCAAGATACTCACCGGATATTTTACCTGGGCCTATAGTAACGTTTTTTTCGATAACCCACCCGGTTGAACCGGTCCGGGACTCAATGACCATAGTTACTGAGGTGTTCTTTTGGTTACCTTTGGTGTCTTGCTCACCTAACCCTGTTGTCCCGACGTTGAAACGAACGCGGGTTACATCCTGATCGGTTATGGTGCGTACCAGCGGGGTATCGTAAGTGACCTCAGTGTTAACAATGGTAGTCGCTTCGATTGCAGAGAAACCGTTGATTGGCTCCTGAGTCTCCGAGCCGGGGCGCCATGCAACACTAATTCCGTTCACGTTGACATTACCGTTCGAGTCAGTGACAGGCGTCTTATTGAGCTTAAAGGAAGACAGGTGCTCCTGATCTACCGGGCCGTATATTTCGCCCTCGGAAATTAAATCCAGCACGCGATAGTATTGCTTTGATTTGAGGTTATCGTCGAGTAGTTTTGGGGTTGATGCTTTACCGCCGCCTGAAGACATAATGCCACCTTAGCTAATAGATTCCGTCCAGTCCTGGATGTTGCTTGTGTCGATACCTAGAGAAATAACATTTGAGCCAACTTCCATCTCACCGAGTAGTATTGGCACAGGTCTACCCTGCCCTACTCTGTTCTCCGCACTGGTAAATGAGTTATTCGTTAGCGTGTTTGTCTCAGCCGCTTCCGCTGACGTTTTAGTTTTCATGTTGCGGGACATGTATACCGAGTACGCAATTGAAGCCACGCTGACAGCAACCGCAATCCATGCCGCAGCAGCGGCAGTGATAGCGCCTTCGACTACCGGCACAAACAGGACTACAGAACCATCTTTCAGGTGGCGATCCAGATGCCATTGCATAGCGGATACCTCAACATCCTCGCCTGCTATTCGGATACGAAGTTTTGTATTGAGGAATGCTTTTTTGAATTCGTGATTCTGGGCAAGAAGCAGGCGCAGCCCCTGAGCCGGCGTATCTACGTTCAGAGGGATTTGGCGGTAAAATCGGCGTAAACTGCCAGCAAATTTAAAGATGAGCACTGTTCATGTCTCCATATGGAATGCATCTGCTTAACGTATGCCGGGCGCATTGGCTCTCTCCGGCTCAGATGGCCGGCGTGGTCGTGGTGAAGCACCATGTTTCCTTCGAGGAGAATCATTGCGTGGCAAGGGTCAGCGCCGGGGAATGGCTGCCTGATGATGACGTCACCTGGTTGCGCTTCGCCCGTCGATACCTGGCGGAAGCCGTTGAGAGGCATGTTGTTCAGATAAAGATTTTCACCACGCAACCACCACCCATTAGTGCGTTCGAAGTCAGGAAGGTCGATTCCGCAAAGATGATACGCATCCCTGAACAGGGTGTAACAGTCCATGACACCATGCTTGAACTTGCGCCCCAACAGCAATGGAACAGGCCTGAATTTCAGTATCCGGCCATCGCACGCCAGCCACCACGGAAGACCACTGGTAACCTGCATCTGGCGATCAGCGCCAGACAGGAACGGTACGTTTTGTGGGTGCGAGTGAAAGACTGCCGTCACCTCTCCTGCTTCCTCGGCCACCAGCCAGTCATCATCACTGATACGGAAATGCATACCTGGATCGGGATGTATGTTCCGACAGCGGAACAGCCGTTCGTCATCAATGATTAAGCCGCACACTTCATCCTGCGACGACGCCGCATAATCGAGTAATTCTTGCATCAGGAGACCTTTTGAGAGCCGGGGAAACTGCTGATTGGCATTGGTTCCGGTCGCGGATAACGGAAACGGCAGCCGCTACGGCGGTGAGAGCACTTATCTTTCGCCGGGTCTGCGGTTGGATTATCGCGCTCATCTGCAACTGGCGGCCCGTCATATCCACACCCAACGCCGCGATACTGCCACTGGCACACGTCAGCCAGAATAGTGCGAGCCGGGATAATGGCGTTATCGCAGTCAATTGGTGTCGCCAGCGTGTAGGTCACCTGTTCAAACGTCTCTTCCGTCATCTCCTCGACAACGTAGCGGGAAACGGCCTCCTGTGTCGGGTCTGCATCAGGATTACCGTTCGGAAAGTTAACCGCATCAAGATATTTTACCGGCACCTGACGCCTGGTGATAACCACGCCAAGCATGTCATCAAAGTCGTGGTTGATGCCAGTCAACAGGCCGGTAACGTTCGCTACCGCCATTGACGGGCGTGCATATGTCCCTTCGTTCTTTGACTCGAATCCTTCCACTGCTATCGGGTACGCCTGGTACTGATTACCCTTCCAGATAACGTTACCGTAATAGCCATTTATGCCGGAATGGAACCGGATAAGGTCACCGCCAAAGGGCTGCAAGTCAGCTTCGAAAAGGTCAATAAAAGCGCCAACTCCGGCATCGACGCTATCAATAATCATATTGGCTGGTATGTCACGCACGGCAAGCTCCCATAAAAAAGCCACCTTGTGGTGGCTACTGTCTGTATATCAGGGTGTTACTCAACAATATCCCTGGTTAAAGTGTGTGGTTCAGCCAGCCAGTGGTGGAACACTGGCACATACACATCTGGAGGGATGGCTGATTACCTCTGGTTAAAGGAATAAAAATGATTCACGAAAAAAACGCTACTTTTGAATTTCATTCCAAAGCTGGGAACGAGTCTGAAATTCAGACTGAACTGAACGATATGAAAGCAATTCTGCTGGCGATCGCCTTAAAACTCGATGAAGGTTCACGCGCGCAGTTGGTAAAGGAATTGAATACCGTTCCTAACGCTTCCATCCAGGAATGGGTTAAAAATCTTTCAATTATTAGCGGCAATTGATACCTAAGCTGACATTATAAGCGGCGTTAGCATGAGCCGCTTTTTCATCCAGTTTATGCAATGTACCACTCGGACGACGCGCATTCTTAATCGCCTCAGCCACAACATCCTGCATAATATTAGCCATTTCTTCAGCTGTTGTACTGGGCATTGTCAGTTTAGAGACCGCCTTTTCTAACGCTTCTACTCGTTGTTCCAAATTCATAATAATCCCCTTATCGTGGTACCTGTTCAAACGTTGCCGTCAGTTCAAATAGCGGCCCCGTCTTCGTTAAACTCCAGGAGCGGCAGACAAAAAGCGTCTGAACCCCGGTATCAGATGGCGTCCAGTAGAACGCCTCAACAGCCCCTCTGGCTTTCAGGAACGCCTCCGCATCCTTAGCGGGGTTGCTACGGCAAGCGCCGCTGACGCCGCGAAAGGTGAGAGAGTATTTATCCATCAGGGGGTTGATACCCTTGGTCTGGCGCTGCTCGTAACCGTCACCGAGCTTAACAACGGCTACGTTTGGGGTACGTTCAACCTGGTACGCTCGCTGTGGTGTCCATGTGAATGTTTCTGGCACGATTACCTCCGTAGTAACCCGTTAGGGCGTTGCTGGTCACGGATAGTGTTCAGGCTAACCTGCTTCATCATCTGGGCCATCTTAGCCATGGTCGCATCGTCTATGCCGCCGGTGGTGTTGATTTCGAAGGTGATGTGCTGCACCACCCCACCGCCACCTCCGGCCTTATCAGCTGATATCACCTTCCCTGACTGGTTCGGAATGAACATCTGCTGACCGCCAGCAGTCTGGAAGATTTCAGAACGACCGTCTTCGTTGATGCGGTAAGCGTTGCCAGCAGATACCGTGCCACCGTAGCGACGACCACCAGCAAGAGCCATTCCCTTCGCCGCTAATAGCGACTCTGCGTATGCAGCCTGTCCCACGGCAGCAGCACTACCGTATGTTGCGATAGAAGCGCTCATTGCGGCCGGAGCCCATGCAGATGCAGCGGCAGTAGCCTGGGCTATGGTTGATGCCAGTGAAGCTGCGGCGGCTGCCTGCCCCATTAACTGGCTATTGACCCACTCGATCCCCATCTGTACCAGACTACCGACAACACTGTTGAGGATTGTCGTGCCGATGTTGGCAAAGGATTCTTGCAGGCTTTGGGTACCATTGATGAGACCAGTTATCGCATTAGTAGCGCCACCTTGAAGGGAATCAACAGCCGCGCCAAGCATGCTATTAATCTCGCTCTGCTGCTGCCATTCCTCCCACATTGCGGCCATGCGTTTCTGGTGATACTGGTCTTCAATTCCTGCGCGGACGGCTTCTGCTTCAGCAATTTTTTGTGGGTAAAGTTGCACATACTCGTCAAGCTGCGCCATTTGCTGTGCGTAGGTGTTATCTACTGCTGCAACTGGTGATACCTGCCCCTGTAGCCCGGTAAAGTTTTGCCCTGCCTGCGTGCGCTTCCTTTCCTCTTCTGCTGCGGCTTTGGTTGCCTGCTGTATTTTCCATATGGATTCCGCTTGCTGTTCAGCTTTTGCGATCTGCTCTGCTGATGCTTTGTTTCCAAGAGCAACTACAGCGTCGTATTTCGCCAATTCGAGAGAGCCATCGGCATAACCTGTGTTCAGACGATCAAGAGCGGCTTGTTGGCGGGTAAGCGATTGTGCGGCGGAATCAACAGCTTTATTACCTTCTTTCGTGGACTTGGTTACTGCTGAGTCAGCCTGCTGGAGGTCATATCGTTTTGCTGCTGCTTCTTCAATCTGCCTCATCTGATTTGAATGCGCATCCACCCCTGCATCAAGGGCTGCCTGCCTTGCCTCGGCTACAGCCCTTTCTTTTTTGTCGGTAATAGACAGCAGACTGTTTTGCTTTTCAAGGTTGGACAGGAGCTTATCTCCATCCTCGCTACGCATAACCATCAGGCTGGAAGAATTGAATTTGTCCTTAGCTTTAGCAGCGAAGTTTATGGCATCACCAAGGTTATTCATTAGACCAGCAACAGTCCCGGCCTCCTCACCATCCCTGCGCAACAGGTCAATACCTTCGCGGAACTGACCGTTAGCCTGGGCCCTAAGCAAGCCAAGGGAGCTAGTGGTTCTGCTTAATTTATTCTCGGCCTGCTCTACCTTATCTGCTTGTACGGCCAGATTACGGTTAACATCTGCCAGATCATCAGCTACCGCCGCCGCCCCTCTAATTTGCGCAGCTTGTTCAATAAAGGTTTTTTTCTGTTCAAGCTGTTCATATTCAGCTCTTAAACTAGCAATTGCATCCTGCTGATCGATGATGGATTGCTCTGTTTTCGCAATAGCGGAAGCTATCTGCACAGAGCTCATCTCCTTCATTTTGGCTGTCAGGCCATCAAGAGAGTCAGCAAAGTCAATGCTCTCCTGTTTTGCCTGCTGTACTTTCTGATAGAAATAGTACACAGCTGTTGCCGCAAGCATTATCGCTCCAGTTGGTCCGCCTAGGGGGGCGGTTGCAAGCTTCAATGCTTTATAACCGTTGGCTAAATTAACGCCCGTTGCAGCAACTCGAGCCTGTGATGCTGCAACTGCGTTATTGGCTGTAACTTCTTCAGCTGCGATACCAATGTAAATACCTCTAAGCCTGATAAGGTTTTGATAAGCTGTAGCTTCTGCAAGTGATCCTTTTGCAAGAACGTATTGATTTTCAGCCCGTTGAAGAGTTGTTAGTGCCGCCTGTTTATCCAAGGCTATCTTCTTTTGTAAAGCGCTAGCTGCAACTAATTCTTCTTTAGCCTGCTGACGGGTTGCCGATATGTCTTGAATGATAGCTCTTGCCTTGGATGCTTGGGCCGCGGCAGATAAAGTAAGGGCTCCTACGTATCTGCTCCCCATCACTGCTGCTACTGCCGTCAGTGCCCCGCTAAGAATTCCAATATTCTCACTGACGGTAACAACAGCATCATTAAAAATTGCCGCCCCTGTCTTTACTGATGAGTTTTCACCAAAGAACTTGGTGATGTTGTTACCGGCAACCTGCAATGCCTGACTGATAGTTGTGGTGGTATTGGCAAACTCATTCCCGATCGTCACCCCCTGTGAAAGTAACCCGTTCACCACAACATCAGTAGTCAACTTTCCGGCCGCAGCCATCTGACGCATCTGTCCAATACCAACCCCCATTGAGTCAGCAAGCGCCACAATCAGGCGGTTCCCTTGCTCATTCACAGAGTTGAATTCTTCACCGCGCAGCGCTCCAGATGCCAGACCCTGCGACAACTGGATAATAGCATTTTCGGCCTCTTGCGCCGTAGCACCGGAGACAACAAACCCTTGGTTGATGATGGTAGTTAACTTAGCTAAATCGTCAGCGCTGGTTCCATACTCCCTGGTAGCTCTCTCAAGCCTCGCATACAGAGACGCTGTAGCGTCGAGGCTGCCGCGAGTTTGCTGAGTGATATTGAATACCCGCTCAGTAACGTCAACCAGCTGCTCGCTAGGCCGAAGGGCGTTTGCCAGTTTGTTGTTGAGAGTCGTCCATGCGTCAGCGTATTGTGCCACCTGCTGCACAGACAAAATTGCCATAAGAGAAGTGGCAACCCGGCTTAGGCTACCGAAGGATGATGTTAGCGATGAAGCTGCCTTGTCGGCGCGGTTAAAACCACCTTCCATGCCGTCTGTTATATCGCGAACCTGCTTATCAGCACGCAGTAGCTGAGCCGTATCAGCCTTGATTACATATTCAATATCGCCTACGTTCTCGGCCATTTCATTTTCTCCGGGCAATAAAAAGCCGCTCGATGGCGGCTACTGATCATTTGTCAGGGTGTTACGGGACATTAACCCTGGTTAAAGTGTGTGGTTCAGCCCGTCAGTGGTGGGACACTGGCGCACTCAGATTAAGGAGGGATGGCTGATTACCTCTGGTTAAGGAATTAAAAATATGAAGAAGAATTTCAGATTGCAGATGGAATGTAATGCCAAAACTATCGATGAACTCAATAAAGAGGTTGGGCAACTTAAATGTGTTGTTGGTTTCCTGATGGCTCAACTTCCTCCTGAGCGCCGAGAAGCAATTATCAATAATTTAAAAGAATACGAACTGAATGACTCAGCTAATGAATTTAATCAGTTCCTTTAACTAAGGCTTCGCCAACTACACTGATATGCCAGCCTACCTGATGCTTCATGGGCTGGCATTCAAGGCGACAAACATTTTTAGTTGCTTCAGATACAGAATTGCTCACCATCTCGCTTATCCCATCAGCAGTACACTGTTGCGTAACAATATTTCCAATGGCCTTTTCAAGAGCTTCAACACGTTGTTCTAAAGTCATAACTGTCTCCTGCCTTTCGGCTTTGGGCAATAAAAAAACCCCGCCGGAGCGAGGTTTATTGATAATTTTAACTTTTACTTTTTACTATCAAAGTAATCTGCCATGCCATTATTGATGCTTACCAAGACATCTTGTTTTCGCTTAGAGATCTCTTCGATTTTCTCAACAACAATGCCTGCTATAAGCGTTATCGAGCCAATGATTGCAAGAGCTAATCCGCACATAGCATGCAGTTGCCTAGTAGCTAAGAGCCCTGTGTTATAAACTTTCTCCGAATATCCGACAGCCACATCCATGCTGAAGGCATACCCCACCCAGCAAATTCCCACTATAGCTAACAAACCACCTATTGCTTTATACATATCCCTATCCCCTTTGGTAAAAGATGGTCAAATCCTATCATCAGTTGACGGACAGATCAGCATCCGCTATCTTGTTTTGCACGAGGCGTCGAAACCTCTTTTAGCACGGCCGCAACCAACCCCGTAAGTGTTGGATTTTTTATGCCTGTCATTCAGTGTACGCATTGCGCGGGCACACCCCGATCAAGGTCGGGAGGGCGACTAATACAACACCCGAAAGGGGAATAAGTCCGCGGTTTTGCTAAGCCGTTTCGAACCTCCCGGCACCACTCCGATAGTGGTAATTCGAAGAAAATTAGCAGAGGTCGTTATGACTAACCAAATCATCATCTCCGATATCTCCATTCGTCAGGATTCCGAAGGCCGTTACTCTCTGAACGATCTGCATAAAGCTGCTGGCGGCGAAGACAAGATAAAACCTGCCTTTTGGCTCCGCTTGGATCAAGTGAAAGAAATGGTAGAGCTTTTAAAGGTGCAGATCTGCACCTTTTCCCCAATCCGCACCACGCGCGGTTGCAAGGGCTGCACCTATGTCTGTAAAGAACTGGTTTACGCTTATGCCACATGGATCAGCGCGGAATTTTTCCTTAAGGTCATCCGAGCCTACGACGCTCTCGTTTCTGGTGATACTGCAAAGGCTGTCGCTATTGCTAAAACAACCGTTGACGATCGCACGCCACTACGCAGCCTCGTTAATCGTATTATGGCGAAGTACGGAACCACTTATCAGTCAGTTTACAAGCTTGTTCATCGCGAGTTCGGCGTTCAACATATCGATGAATTATCACCAAAGCAGACTGTAGAAGCTATGGAGTATCTTGCGGCCAAAGCAATTGAAGGTGAATTCCTCGGCAAGCAGAAAACATTATCCACAACATCTTTGTCGGCACGAGAGGCTGATTATCTAATTTGGCTTTGGGATTATGCTAATCGCTCCCAGCACTTGTATCGAGAACTTTATCCATCAATGAAGCAAATAAGGTCTGAATTTGCGGGTAAATTTTACGATTATGGTAGTGAATTCTCGCCACTCATAAAAGAAGCAAGAAAAGTGTTAATAAGAATCACTCGCGATGTAGACATAAATGAACCAGGTGGACCTATGAATTTATCGGCTTGGATCAGGTTGAAAGATAATTCCATCCCGTCATCACTTAGATAAGATCGCAGGCACAAGGATGTGCCACTCCACCAGTTGACGGAGAGGTCAGCAGGAACGACAAAACCCGCCGTAGCGGGTTTCACGTCATATCGTTGCACAAGCTAAGCCATTTCTGGGAATTCTTCTTCAACTTTGTGCTCAATCGCTTCATAAAGGCTTTCTCGTTTGCTCTTCTCATCAAGCAAGGCCAGAGTCTGTCTGTACTCTGGTGCTTTGGCAAATTCTACAAACGCAGCATCAAAGCCAAGACTCTTAACCTTCTGCTCAATAGACTTCAGTGGTACGCGGAAAAACTCCTTGCGGTTATTAATGAGGTTTACTCGATGAGCTGAGAACTCATTATGCAGACTAGCCTCCAGAGCAGGAGCATCATCAGAATAGATAAGTGCATGAATATCGAACTTGAACGGCACAGATGCTGAGCCAAGCTCATTGACTCTCTCTTCAGGCACCAGCCTTCTGGTTAATCCAATCTTATATACACCTTCGCCAAATGCCCCCACATTTGAGATAACGTATACATGACCACTGCGGGTGAGTTGAGCCTGAGATTTTGCTCGTTCTGAAAGCTTCCTGGCCTCTTCAAGTTGCCGCTCAAGCTCAGCGATTCTTTGTTCAATTTGTTCTTTTTCTGCACTTGTTGCTTTCTCAAGTTCCTTGCGAGCCCGATCCATCGCTTTTTCGAAGTCACGTTCTGCCTTCTGCTCCTCGCGGATGGCCTTTTCATATTCTCTTTGGGCTTTTTCTTCTTCACGCTGCAACTCACGTTCTTCTCTTAGTATTTCTCGCTCATCTTGCAGCTTCAGCTCCTTTTCATGACAGAGCAGAAGCTCTTCAAGGCGGAGGTTAAGATAATCATACGTGATTCTAATATTCATGGACTCGCCGAACTTATTTATAGCATCGAAAGCGCTCTCAATTCGCTTCTGTAGTTGTTCAACATTACCGGCTTTTATTTTGGCAATCGCTGCATCGCACTCGCTATTGAACGCCCTGACAAGCAACTTCACGTAGCGCTTAACCATTTTTTTGCCTTCAGCTTTACTGCCATTGACCTGCCAGTCGGTGCTGAAATCACATGCAGCCTCTTGTCTCAACAGGATCTTTTGCCTTTCTTTATTTTTGGTAATGGCTTCCTGATAAGCGACTGAATCATGATAATCGAAGGTTGGCTCATATACACCATAATCAATCATTGCAGCAGCATCACTAACTCTGGATAGCTTTTCAGTTAGCTTTACGAGAAGAGCCCGTTTTTCTCTGTACTCTGACTTCAAAGCAGCCAGTTCTGCTTCATGGATAGAAAGAGCCTCCTGCACTGCCTTTTCTTTCTTGTCAAGGGCGGAGCTTTTTTCGTTAAACTCTTTGTCGAATGCTTTACGCTTCCCTTCAATTTCTTGCTGAATGCTTTGTCTGGCACTCTCCTCATCATCAGATAATTTTTTTCTGAATGATTTTTCCTCTTCATTAAGTTGATTGCGTAACCTTAATTCCTCTGCCTCAAGATCTACAATCTTGCTGAATCTCTCCATATCAGCATCATGTTTCTTTTTCTGTGATTTGAGTTTGATAAAACAGATTAGCAGAATAATTAAAAGCAGCAGAATGCAACCAAGTAGCCCCCAAACCATGCCTATTTTCCCCTCTCCTGAGTTAATATGCATATGGTAACAAAGCATCAAGAAGCGATCATTACATAACCAATGCAAATATTACGCACTAGCGGTAGTGAATGGCTAAGCTTTCTTTTCCTTAGTCAGGATATATAATGTTTTTTCGATGTTTTCCAATTTTGAAGACATCGCCTCCCTGAACCACTCCATATCCTCTTTGCTATATGTCATGGTGCAAGTATAAGAGTTTTTTTCTTGCTTGCTGTCTGCTACTGGCGCGGTAAAAGACATAATCATTGAGATAATCCATTCAGCACCATTCTGGTGCAGCTTTTAGCGCCTGCTTCATCGCTTACCTCAACCTGAGCGGGCCATTTAGTGCGGCCCATGCCTCTGCGCATCCATCGCCAGCATTTGTTCTGCCCAGTCCATGACTTCGTCGTATTTCTCCTGAGTGGGTACTTTGGCTTTCTCTTTCTGCGGGAACTTGGCGTTCATGGCGGCGCGGAAGCTGGTCATTGTCATATTCCAGGCGTCTGACTCACTCATGCCGAGGTGAGCAACAGCGGTGTAGACGAATGACCGAACATCGAATTTGTCGCTGTATTCACCTTTCTTTCCTTCGAATTCTTCCGGTGGCTGGTCGCCCATTACACCATGAAGAATCAGATGGCGGGCAATCTGGATAACATCCTCGATCGGGATGGCTCCCGGCTTGAACAGAAGTCGCCCCGCACTAGTAACCGAGTAGGAACCGATAACTTCAGCAACGTCACCTTCAGAACAGCGCTTGACTACGTTGGCTGCAGCTGCCGCCATTTCAGCAAAGCAGCGGGCATTAGCCGCTTTTAGTATCTGGGGGTCAGCAATTCTGTGCTTTGGGTAATGGCCCGCATGAACTTTCACGAAAACATCAACGATTTGTTCAGGCGTTCCGATTCGGGACATAGCCAGAAATGAAGGGTTGAGAAATATCTCTTTGTCGCCGGCGCGAATGACAGCCTGGCCGATATCGGTGATTGCTTTCATGAATCCCCATAAGAAAAAGGAGGACGGTGCCTCCTGGCAAGAAGTTACGATGCGTTGACAGTCACTGTGACCGGATTGGTGGTTACACTGGCTGCGGTACTGGAGCTAATCTGACAAGTATATGAACCAGAATCGCCTGTTGTCGCACTGGACTTAGTATATATAGCTGTCGTACCACCGGAGCTCACATTGGTTCCGTCTTTTTTCCATTGATAAGTCAATGATGAGCTATCTGAAACAGTAGCTGCAACAGTGAGAGTCAGGGTGTCGCCAGCAGTCAGTGTTTTACCCTGCGGCTGGGTGGTAATGGTAATAACTGCCCCGACATCACGCACGTCAACCTGACCTGCACTTGATGCCTCAATGGACCACGTTGCCACATCATCGTGTGGAGCTTCATCACCCCATGAAGTAACCATGAATGGCCCTTCGGTGATATCGTTTGGAGAGATGATTTTGAACCACACATACGGCTGGTTGCTGGTCTCATCTGGCGGGTTATAAACGTGACGCTTCAGCGCGTTCTGCGCGTATACATCCTCTTTGCGGGTAACGCCGTCACCAGAGAACGAAATGTTCTTATAGGTAACAAGATTTTCCTGCGTAAACGCGGCGCTCATATCGGCAGTTGCATCTGCGGTTTCCCACTCTGCATTAACTGTTTTACCGCGCATCATGCCGAGTCGCTGGTAAGCGCTGGCGGTAGGTTGTACTTCCGGGCAGCCAATCGCGTAATAAACGACGACATCACGCCCTGTGAAAGCACCTGCTTCACATGCCATGTCTTTATCTCCGTGTTATCTGGAAATGATGGTTTGAAAGGAAATATCGAAGAGGTAACGGCCTTCTTCGGTCTGGATGGCGGTGATACCGCCGACTGGCTGCATCGAGATGATGCATTCGGTTCTGTAGTCGTCGATCATCGCCTGACGGATGGCGTCGGCGCGGTCTTCAACCTGGTTAATATTGCTTTCGTTCTGGCCTGACAGGAGGAGGATTCGGAAATAATCGCGGGTTATCGCTTCTTCTGGCTTGCCACCGCCGTTCTGCTGGATAATGAGATATCGTTCCCCCTCCGTACTCTCCAGTTCATTCCAGAAGCGTTTCTGGATGCGATAGCCAGCATCAAAGCCATGCGATTGCAACCACGCTCTCAGCGCGTCATACACTTCGCTACGTGTCATACTTTGTACCCTTGCTTGATGATGGCCTTTATCTCGTTGAGACCGTCACGCTCGAAGCCTTTGGTCAGGAACCCCGGCTCGGCATCGGGATCCCAGTAGTTCCCCTTCCCCGTGCCGCCACCGAATTCTTTTCCAGCGCGAGTTCTGCCGAAGTGTTCACGCGGCTGGCCTTTTAGCTTCCCGGACATACCGTGAACGGCGGCAGCGTATGCAGCCGTGTACCCGACCTTTCCCTGCATCCCACCGGGCATTGGTTCAAGCTTTTTGTACTGGCTGTTGATAAGCGTGGATGTGTCAATGGGAGTAAGTAGCGCGGCGTGAGACGATCCGACAATCATGACCTCAGTCAGCACTCTTTCTGTGCGTGGCCCGGCAATTTCTGCCAGCACCTTGCTGGTGTTCATCTGAACACGCTTGATACCTTTAACGGGCATACCACCACCTGATAATTTGAATAAACGCAGCGCAGCAAGAGAAACCCAGGACAAAACAAGCCAATCCAAGAGAAAACATAGTTCACCTCACGTCAGAATTTTGTAGTCCGGCTCCTCGCCGAATGGTGACATATCCCATTCCGTCACCGCTTTGATGACGTTCGCGCCAGCTTTCAGGGGATCGACCTGCGCCGTTGTGTCACCTCTGGCGATATACCAGTCGCGTAACGGCATGGTCGCATCGACGCCGTTACACTTCAGCTCAGTGAAGAAAATCAGGTTCGTGGTGAACTCTTTCCCGCTGGCATCTACCGCAACTTCATTGTTCGCCGTCCAGGTACAGTCAATCAGGTAGGGAGTTCCGCTTGTCCAGACGTTATTCCAGTCGTCGTAGACGCGCGGGTAGATGGTCGCAACGTTGGTGTAACTCCAGCGTGCTATTTCAGACATTGCCATCCTCCCACCGGATCACCTCCGGTTTTTCCGCTGCCACCTTTCGACACAACAGATACCAGTCACCGTTGCTTTTGACATAGCCGGTAACGCGCTTACCAATGTCTGTCATCACCCAGACTTTGACGAACGGCTCAGGCAATCGCTGCTTAACCGATATCCATGCCATTACTTAGCCCCATTACACATGCAACCACCTTTACCAATCCAGATGCCAGCAAACGCTGTATTGGTCGGGTCTGGAGGGATGAGTCCATTAGCGCAACCGTGTTTGTCAGCGCCACGCAGCAACGCCAGCGCCCCTTTCCAGCGGTCGGCAAACGACTGATACCGGAATGAACGCGATGCACCATTGGGTGCGGTCTGGGAACTGATGTACTTATCGCCTTGCCCCAACGCCATTAAACCCAGTAAATAGGACTGAATTAGCAGCGCCGTTGCGGGCGGGTAATGTGCATCGAGGCACTCCTGAATACTGTTAGCCTGCTCTACGATAGCCTGCAGAATGAAATCTGGCAGCGTGATACCCACTGACTCCAGATATTCCTTGGCCTGTTCTGTGGTAATCATGCGAGCCTCTTATGGCCCTCCGAAGAGGGCATAAAAAAACCGCTTTCGCGGCTATTCGTCTTCTTCGTTTTTACGGCGTCGGCCTGATTTCGCTTCTGGAGTTGCCGGTGTTAGGTCACCACCCGCCTCTCCACGCATCAGGCGAACGTTCGACTTCAGGGCTGGATGCAGTTCTTTTATATCCACCACATCGCCAACCTTTACGCCGAACCATGGTCGTACAACTTCGTATTTAGCCATGCTCTTTCCTTATGCAATGTTAGCGCCGTAGACAACGCCGGACAGGCCTTGGTCGTCTGCGGTGATTTGCAAACCTTCAGCAGACATGATCTGGAAGTTGTAGTTAACGTTAGGTAACGGACGCGGCAACGGCACGACGCCAACAGCCATACCAACCAGCGGAGAAATGATGTCCTGACGGCGAACATAGGCAATGAACTCGTTGCCACTGAGCGCAAAGGTCGGTCGAATTTCACGAACAGGCGCAAATGGCAGCACAGCATTCAGTACGTTGCCGCTAACTACGCCGTTTACTACATATGGTTGAGCCAGGTTAGCCCAGATTTCAGGTGACACCCACATCACATCATACTGAGCGACTTTGTTGGCGCGCGCCAGCGTACCAAATGCGCCTTTCCCGAAGAAAGCAAACAGTGCTGTCATATCGGCAGTGGTCAGGTCGATATTTGCGCCACCCGAACCAGAACCAAGGTTGATCTTCTTGGTGTTACGGTGGTTTTTGATACCCTGCGCCGGGTAGGACTGCACCTGAATATTCGGGTCGCCGTTCAGATAGTAGTTGACGCGCTTCTGGTTAAACTTGCGCATTTTAGCCATCTGCGAATCCAGCACAAGGTCAATACCGACAGAGTTAAGACCAGCAGCATGACGCCAGTTCACACCGTAACCTGCGGTGAATACCGGAATCGGGTCTCCGTCGCTCGCATATTCGGTATGGTCAAATGAGAATGGAGCCTGACCGTCAATGCTTACAGAAACATCATCAGCGATATCACCAATAACGTTGTAAAGCTTTGCGGTTTTGCCAACAGAAAGAACGGTCTGCACACCAATCAGGTCGTTGACGATTTCCATGCCAACCTCCTGATCACGCAGTTGCAGCACCTGACGGTCAATTTCGGCCCAGAAATCACGCGTAAAACCGCCTACAGCATTAACCGCCAGCCATTCAGGAGTCATATTAGAACGATTTGCCGCAATCATGGCATCATGCTGTGCGTTCCACATGTTGCGGTTTGCCCAAAGCTCATTCCAGTGACCACCAAGGCGCGAGTTGGTCGCCAGTGTCTCTTTAGAGAAATACATATATGTTTATCCTTTTGTTACGCGCCTGCAGCGGCGGCAGTGCCAACGCGCATACGAACGCGAATGAAATCGGTGGTACTGGCTGCGATGGTGAACTCGTCCTGGCTGTAGCCGATTACTGAATCGGTGTCGCCAGTTGCCAGTGTGAATTGACCAGCCGCGCCAAGCTTAATCGGGCTGTCCTTCTTGTACGCGCCAGGTACACACAGAAGCGCAAGTTCACGGCCTTCTTCTACATAGTTGCCAACAGCAGAATCGCCAGCAGGAACGGCATCACGAATGCCAAGTCCCTGATGATAAGCGCAATCGATAATGTACATGCGGCCAGTTAATGCAGTGGCTTGTGCGAACTTACCATCACTGTTAATAGTGACGGCAGTGCCTGGCAGTAGTTCTGCGGAGGTGAGGCGGGTTTCGGTCTTGTAGAGCGATTCCCCGTCGATATTAACGCGACGATAACGTGACATTATCCAGGCTCCTTATTTGAAGTATTCAGATGCGGCAGGTGCGCCAGTTTCTTTCTGATGCTGAGCAGAGTTAGTACCCAGCGGTGCGGCATCACCAATGGTTTTGTACATCGCGTCCAGCGCTTCGCCAGACAGGGCGTTAGCCACAATCTCGCCGTGAACTTTTGCCACCGCTTCACGCTTCGTTTTCTCTTCGGCGCGGGAGTTGGCAGTCAGGGCTTCAGAAAGTTGTTGCTGATTGGCCTGTAGCGCATCAACCTTTTCCGCGAGAGGCTTGATAGCCTTTTCGGTATTGGTGGCGACGGCCTCGCTAACCATGCTGCCGATTTGTTCCAGTTCTTCTTTGGTTAAAGGCATGTCGCCCTCCATTTTGTGGTTTGGTGCAGGGTTATCCTGCGGTGTGAAAAATGATTTGAGCTTGTTGACGACGGCAACCCATGAACTCTGGCGCTGAACATCTGTCCCGGTATCGTCAAAGACAATCTTTCCGCCCTCAGATTTGTATCCGTAAACCTTCGGATCGCCATTGTTGAGGATGATTACGGCCTGCGAGTCAGTGAAGTCAGCCACCCAGGCGTATTCTTTCTCTCCGGGAGCGAATTTATCTTTCGCATACTTCTCCAGACGCCGCTCTCGCTCGCGATAGGTTTCGCCAACCAGCGCACCGGAATTAGCCTTCAGTGGCGTGGCGAGGTCAGCGTTAACCATCATCCCTACCCCCTGCTCTGGCGTGGCCGCGCCAACCTCATCCAGAAGGATGGCGTCATGATCCATCGCGTGAATTTTCGCAACCCATGAAGCCCCCTGAGCTTTCTGCTCATCGTTCGCTTCCAGTTCTTCCAGGAATACGGCAACGCTGGTATGGATTGGCGGAACATCATCGCCTTTCTCCAGCGCCTCAAGACGCTCAAGAAGACGCTTGCCATCATCTGTACGCTTTGCCACTTCTGTGTCGATCCACTTCTCGACGTAGACACGGTTACCTGACTTCTTGACGTTTTTGTTCCACGCCCCGACATATCCCACATTCAAGCCTTCAGGACTGAAAGCCGAAACAAACTGGCCGTTTACCTGTGGATGTCCCAGCGGTGCCAGCGTCCCTTCCAGACCGGTATAGTGCTGGTCAATTTCGCTGGCAGGATAGAGTCCGCCGTTCATGACCACGTTTGCCGGGAGTGTGTAGGAAGGGACAACCCAATGTTCGCGTCCGTTGTGTTGCTCCCTACGGATGGCTTTGCTGTTCACTTTTGAAGTGACATTAACCTGTACTTTCATTGAAAACTCTCACGTTTATGCAGCGTGCTTGCGCCCACAACCGCAATGCGAATGATTGGGAACCAGTCCTGCCTGCTTCGCTTTCTCCAGCCTTTTCCTGGCCATGTCGATAACGTTCGGGTAAAGAGGATTACCCGCCTCATCAACGAGAACAGATACCTGAGTGCATTTGCAGTTGATTGCGTTTCCATTGATGCTGAACCACTCCCTCACTTCTTCCGTTGTGTAGAGCTTTCCATGTCGTAACGCGTGAGTCTGGCGGGTGGTCGCGCTGAGTGCTGACAAATGCAGTTGGCGGGTGAGTATCCCGTATTGCTCCGTTGCCTCATCTGATTCATCCCATCGACCACGGCGCAGCGCGGTGGTAATCTCCGTCCGGGCAATACGATTAGCCCGGCGAGACTCAATACCTGTCTGCTCAGTGATGCGCTTCGCTATCTCCAGCGGGTTCTGTCCGCGCCCCAGACCATCGGTCAGTATCCGCGCCATGTCGGCTTTCACGGTGGCACTGAGGTTCTTCATTTCCTCGAAGGTACGAGCACGAACCAGAATGAGTCTGCGGCGGTACGGCTCACTCAGGAGGATTGCCGATACGCTTTCCTGCCCTGCCGCGTACACGGCTGACTGCTGCGCCAGATTGGCAAATTCCTGCGCCGTGCCGCGCTGATACGCCGGGTTGACGTAATCAGTCCAGAACCAGAACCCCGTCTCGTTATCCGCACCCAAAATCTCATCCACCAGCAATGAGGCATTGCTGAGGAGCATTGATAGCTGGGTGGAGTCGAGTTCGAAGGTGTAGCGCTGGTTTACTGATGGTGATGCAGGAATGCGGTCGAGGATGTCCTTGTAGGCTTTGCCAATGCGTTTTATTCGCCTGGCGAACTCGTTCATTGCTCCGCGCTCAAGGCGGTCAGCGCCTGTCGGGTCTTTAAGGTTTCCGGGTAGTATCGGTGATTTCGCTTTCTTCTTCGTCATCATCTATCTCCGGAAGTGGTTCAGGTGAACCCTCATACCCGGCAGCCACACGAATCTCTTCACCAGTAAATACCTGCTCGCCTGTTGCTAATGATGCGCTGTTTATCTGCGACATCTTCTGCGCGGCATCTAGTTTTTCACTATCGCTTTGCGCATTAAGGTCGTCCCAAATAACTGTTTTATGGCCTATCGGGTCGATAATGCCGAGGTTAATCAACTTGTCGCAGAAGTCCTCAATCTCGAATGACAATTCGCCTCGTCGGGACTGGCAGCGAGCATTGAAGTACTTCTGGTCCTCTGTGCTGGAACGCTCGGCCTGCTGATTACCTACGAGAATGCGAGTCGGAATATCTACGCCAGCGGAAGCTGTCTGGAGGTTAACGTCGTAGGTTGCTGTTGGGTCTGCTACGGCAGTGACAAGTGGTGTAACTGTCGCCCCCTGCGTGGTCATTAACACGTCGTTACCCCGGTTAATTTCCCCGGCAACTTCGTTAAACTTTTCCTGTAGCTCATCGATACTCACGCCATACAGCGACGCCAGATTATTGAAGTCGATTTCCTTTTCAAAGTTGACGTTAAGCTGGCGTGCAGCGTTCTTCAGGAACGACTCACCGGAACCGCCTTCCACCTTCTCCAGACTGACAAAAGCGTTGTATGCAGGCTCAAGGAAACCGATCGCATCGTCTGTATAGTCACCAAGAATGAAAACTCGACCAGGGTGGATGTCGACACGGCGAGAGGAACCATTGGGTAGAATCTCTGTGTACTGCCACATCTTCGGCTGACCATAATTCTTTGAAACCACTCCGTCATGCCATTCGCTGACTTTCAGTGAACCGGCCCATGCAATACTTACTTTTTCCAGACCACGCCCTTTCGTTGGTTCCAGATTCCACGCTTTATTATCTCGAATATGCAGGAGAATTCCTGCATAGCGGCCAACGAGACGTCGCCGATCAGCATCAAGAAACGCGCGCCAAAGTCGGTTAGTGAAAACCTGCTTAGTTTTGGACTCCCAAGACGTTTCCATGCGTGTTTCATCTGACTTTTCACCCTCAATGATTTCAGGGTTTGACTGCCAGCATTTACCAACAAGCTTTTCTACGGCACCGTGAGCTATACCACCGCGGCGGTAGAGCTTGTAAAGGTCATCGAAGGTTAATTCTTCTTTGAATCCGTATTCACACCAGGCTGAATTACGCTTAGCGTCCAAACCCATTGAAGGATTAAGTAGTCCCATGCGGGCGCGAGCAAGCCTGACGTCATTCAGCGCGTGATTGACGGCTAGTGTTAATTTGTCAGTCATGGATTGTCCGTTATGGTCGTTTAGGTGGTGGAGCAATTCCCCTGGCAGGATATTTGGTGGCACATGGCTGATAACCCGGCCCGCCTTTTCTTTTGCGTTCGCAGCCAGGGCATTTGCATTTATTTTTCATGATTATTTCCCCCTAAGGCGCTTAGGAATCATCATCCCCATCGATTGAGGTTTGCGTTTGATATACCCGTCCAGACCGTATCGGATTCCATCCCAGCAGTGGTTGTACTTATCCTCGATAATCGGCAAGACTTCGCCAGTGATACGGTCTGTTTTGTACGAGTAAAGCCGCGCCTCTTTCGCTGTTTCTTTGCAGCGAGGATGGATGATGATCTTCTTAAATCCACGTAGGAACGTGATGCCGTCCTCTACGCTACCCTGCCATTTCTGAGCAGCTGAGATGTTGAATCCCTGCCCTTTGATATGGCTGATAGTTTCTGGCCTGGAGTTGTCGGCTTTGATGGGCCATTTACGCGCTTCAGGGATACCGGGGAATTTCGCATCGTCAGTTACCTTCCAGTCCTCAAGCTGTTTCGGCATGGCATCGGTTTTTCCTGCGTAAAACTTCCACATGTCGTCGAGTTCTACGCCATTACCGTAGGCCTCGTATTCGATGTAGAGATTGTTATCCAGAATGAACATGCGAATGAGCGTGCTGGGGTCTTTCGCGAATCCGAAGTCAGCACCGAACAGCAAGCGCTCTGATTTCCTCCATAGATTGTCTTCGAAGCTCTGCACGACGTATTTGTTAGCCAGCACCTGCTTGTCTGAGTTTTCGAGATATGCGCCTTCCCATATCCACGCATAATCTGCGTAATCAAGGTTTGCCAGGTCTTCCTGTCGCTCTTCCTCAAGCACCGCAGGGAACCATGGATTGTCGACATAGTTCATCTCGACAATCATTGAGCTTTTTGGGGGACTCTTTCTGAAAAGTTTGTCGGTGGCGCTGCCGTCCTTCTCCGGGTTCCACGTAACCCAGATTTCTGAGCCTTCTTCACGAACGGTCGGGCGAAGCTTTTTCCACGCAGTCGAAGAAACAGACTCGGCCTCGTCAACCCAGGCTACAAGAATTCGCGCTTTTGATTTGATGCTGTCTAGGTTATGGCGAAGACCGCAGAATACATAGCTGACCTTGCGGTTCTTTGTCCTGATGTATTTCTCTCCAATGTCGAAGTAATCGTCAAGCCACGCCACGGAGCGAATTGCCTGCTTTACCTCCTCCATGGAGGATTCTTCCAGCGAGTTCATGTATTCTCGAGCGCACAGGATAACTCCACTGATATTGGCTTCTGCCGCTTGATACGCTTTGACGGCAGTCATTAGTGCAAAAGTACGCGTCTTAGCAGATCCACGTCCACCGTGAGCACCACGATAACGGACTCCTTCTGTCGCGAATACAGGAACTAACTTGGCAGGTATCTGGAGGTCAACTTGGCTTTCCATTGGCTGGGTCAACTCCTACCAGGCGAATAGTGGTTGGCTTCGTTGCCATAGTTCCATCAGATGAGGTGTGATCGATAATCTGCTTATCAAGGCCGACCAGCTTAGCCTTACCCATTGTCGCCGCTACAGCTGCAGATGATTGTGGCGTCTCGGCGCTTAAGGCTTTTTGTCTGGCCTCTTCCAGTTCAGCGAGGAGAGAATCGACGGTGACGTTATGGCGTTGCTTAATCTCGCCCCTCAATTCTTTTATCCTTAGGGCTATCTTAGGGTTATCCTGCAACTTACATGCTTGAACATGTACTGCCTCCGGCTTCATCTTGTCAGCAGCATACGCCGTCCGATAAGCCTCAGAAGCATTACCCGTTTCGATGTATGCCTGACAGAAAGCCTCTTGCTTTATTGTCAGACCTGTCATATTGGAATATTCCTCTGCTTAGTTGGTATATCACCCGTAGGCGCATATAAAACAAATTCTATTTTATAGAGCTTTCATAGTGAAAAACCCTGTAAAACACTCTCGATTTCTTCTACCCCCGCATCGAGATGGCGAGCAATGAGGGATAAACCAGCCATCGAAAAAGCTGCAAACCCCGGTATGCATCGTTATTGATTATCATTGCACACTCACGCAGAAGGAGCTCCCATTAAGGGCTGCGGTCATTGTTAATGCGATGATACTGCGACGATACAACGCTGTTATTTTCCCCACTTACTGGCTTGGGTTGTTTAGCTGTACTGCTGCTAATTGGTGACCTGGAATAAATTCCGGTTTCATTATCAAGCCCACCCGTAGATGGGCTTTGTAATGGCTACTTCGCTTTTGCTTCCGCTCGCTTACGCCGGCGCTCTTCTTTCCTCTCGGCTTTTGCCATGTCCATGAATGCCTGCATGATCGAGTTCCGCATCATGTAGCTAACAAAGTGATGATTGACACAGCCGTTGAGGCGCAGCTGCTCGCCAAACTCATCCACCGAGGCCAATGCTTCCATCATGCCCTTCTCGCCTTTCATGAACTCTGAGAAGTCGCGCCCCGCTCTGGAGGCGCATTCAATGACACGATCACTCATCCCGGAAGCCCGGGGATCGTAATCTGCAGCTGGTTAGCCAGGGAGTTAATCTCAGCGACCAACACTGGCTTCGTATAGCGCCATGCTGCCAGCCCTTGTCCACAGAAGCTCGCCATATCTTTTTTCTGATCAAACTCATGACACTTCATATTGAGCTGCGCACTTAAACTGTTGCGATGCTGAAGTTCTCCGGTGAAGTAGTCATCCAGGACTTTATAGGCTGCATATTTAAATCCGGGGTTTAGCCATGCTGCATAATCATAAGCAACAAACTTCCCGCCATATGTTCCACCGTGTACACCGCGCTCAGTAAAAACCACAGATTCGTGGTTTTTCTCCAGCTCGGCTAAGAACTCTTTGGTCTGCTTGTTTCGCAGGTAGTGGTACGGAGATTCAGATTCACTTTTACCACTGGCTTTCCACATATCAGTGAGGCAGATCATTCCAGATTCATCAACACGGATCGGTGTATTAAAAAGCGTGATTGCTTTCATGGCGTCTTTACCTTTTAGAAAGTGAGCCTGTCTCACAGAAAAGCCGCCCGAGAGAGGTCGCCACCTATAACGGCAATTCTCAGGCCCGCTTACTGAAAGGCTCTCGTTAATATGCGCGTGAGATGCGCTTTTACTGCGGATATAAAAAAGCCCCGCTTCTGCGAGGCATTTTCCTGAAAGTCACTTGTTAAATTTCAGTGAAATTAAAATTATTTTAAGCACTGAGTCCTGATGTACTCCTGCAGGTAGTTAACCTGCGCGGTTATCTTGTCGATTCCACTTCTGAGACGGTAATAATTGAGTTCAGCATCTGCTGTAAGTCTTGGGCTTTCTCCATCGCCCATGCCGCTGGCTCCGGTCGTTGACTTTGGACAGGTGGCGGCGACTTGCAGGCGCTTACGACCAGCAGAAACATCAGCACGGAGACTTTCGATAGTCGCGTTAGCATCAGCAAGCTCCTTTGTATATCTGGCGTCGAGTTCTGCTACATCACGTTGACGCTTCTTCATATCAGCGATGATGGATGTGGCTTTATCGCGCTGGTCTTTGTAGGTGATGGCGTTATTGCGGTATTGATTAACAGCCCACGAAAGACAGACGATGATGCAGATAATGACAGACGCAATAATTGCCTTAATACGACTCATGATAAGAACAGCGCTCTTTCTCGCCGCCTCCGAGGAAGGAGAATATCAGGGTCTTTACCAGCTTTTTTCCATAACAGGAAAGCATCTGCTGCTGCTTGGTAATTCTTTAAATTCAACTGGCGCAGAACGGTAGAGCCAGCAAATGCTGATTTACCTATATTGAATATCAGGCTACATAGTGCATCATACTGGTTCTGATTCAGCGGGACGCGAACAAGACTACTTATCGCATCTTCAACCCACAGCAAATCCTCTTTAAGCAGTTCAGACGATTTTTCGGCTGTGATTATCATCCCTGATACGACAGGATTACCATCCACTTTTCCGGTGTGCCCAACCCCAATAGTTGGTATCCCCCTGCTATCTGGATAGGCTTTTAGTCTTTCGCCTTCTTCACGTTTTAATCTGGTGATTCCGTTACTGCTGATTTGCATCATCGACTCCGGCTTTTTTAGCAGCGAAGCGTTTGATTAGCGAACCAATCGAGTCTGTGCCGATGTAGCCGATAAATACACTCGCTATGTAAGCAAGATTGCTACTCAGTCCGGCGAAGACTAAAAGGTCACGAATGAACCAGGCGATAATGGCGCACATCGTTGCGTCTATTAGTGTTTTCTTAAACGCACCGCCATTATACCGACCGCGAAGGTACGCCATTGCAAACGCAAGGATTGCCCCGATGCCTTGTTCCTTTGCCGCGAGAATGGCGGCTAACAGGTCATGTTTTTCTGGCATCTTCATGTCTTACCCCCAATAAGGGGATTTGCTCTATTTAATTAGGAATAAGGTCGATTACTGATAGAACAAATCCAGGCTACTGTGTTTAGTAATCAGATTTGTTCGTGACCGATATGCACGGGCAAAACGGCAGGAGGTTGTTAGCGCAGCCTCTTGCCACCCGCTTTCACGAAGCCAGCCATTGCGCTGGTTTTCTTTTTTGGCAGCGTCCTATCCCGTCGCCACGAATGAGCAAGGGTATCTGGATGTGTTCTGGTGATTGGTGATAGGACGCTTTCAGAAAGGTCGTGCTTAAAACGCAAAAAGCCCCGCATTGCTGCAGGGCCTTCTTTCAAATCCACCTTAACAAAGGACGGATTTCTACTGTTAGAAACGATATTAAACAAAAATCGCCACTTTGTAAAGAGCATTTTCTACAGAACTCCTTTTCAGTAGAAAATATTTATCACTGCGTGACTTTGCTCAACATCTGATTTGCATATTCCTCCTGCTTAATACACTCACCTACCAGACTTTCGAAGAAATCCTTATATGACCTGCGCCATGTGGTTTCAGGAATATCAATCACTGTTGCGCAGATGTACTTTCGAACGCTATCAGGCAGTAACCGAGCATATCCTCGCCCATTACAACGTCTGCATGTTTTGTATGCAGGGACGCCTCCTTGTAGAATAGTTTTCTCTTTATCGATAACAACACCTTTGCCATTGCACTGGCATGCGTTGGTCAGAACCCCCTTCCCTTTGCACTTATTGCACAAAACTTTCACCGTCTCCTTGCGCTCTGAGAGGTACGGCTGCCCGATGCTTTTCATCGTCATTACCTCGGCATCGATAAACTTCTTCCCGCCGCAGCAATCACAGGTTCTGGTACTGGCAGCGCTTCGTGAATAGTCAGCAAATGCGAATGTTGCGAGCACTTGCATTACCTTTGGCTTAATATCATTTTCTAGCTTGCGTAAGGCAGGAACATTATCGCAGTTCTTAAGAGCATAGGCAGTCAGCAGTTCAATAGCTTTCTCACGGTCATTGCTGCTGATTTCCATCTTCCCAAGAAACGCGCTGTAACCCAACGATGCGCGACTTTGAGTCATACCCATAGCAGCCATCACATCAGTACCGGAAAGAGAGTCAGAAGCTGTAGCCCGTGGTGAGTCGCTCATCATCGGGCTTTTTGGCGAATGAAATTTAGCTACGCTTTCGAGTCTCATGCAGCATCGTCTCCCGTTGGCTTATTCAACCCCAACCGGTTCACCAGTTCACGCCCTCGCTCATGCAGATAATCCATCGCCTTCTGGTGTTGCTCCGTCATCTCTCTGACGCTGCGCAATTCAGCTTCGTCACGTTCACGCTGCTGTTTTGCCTGGTTAATGCTGGTTATGCTGCACATTGAGATTCCCCCCATGCGGAGTTGAATTCCGTCCTGATACCAGTCTGGCAATGTGAAATCGATGCGCCCTGTAACACCATGCGCCCTTAGCTCCTGTAACCGCTTCAGTTCGCTCTTCATGTGTTGGTATAGCTCATCCATCTGCCAAGGATTTAAGCGCACAGGAATGCACGCCAGACGCGCTACACGCTCTATTGTCATCTCCCCATAGACAATCTCCGCATGCGCGGTGAATTCGTATGGGTCCTCTTCGAGTTTTCGGTGACAGCCAATGCAGTGGGCGAAGGCGTTATAGGGATGGTATCGGGTTGCTTTGTGTCGTCGGGATTTGAAGTGGGAGCAGTGGAGTTTTTGTCTTTCGTGGTGGAATGTTCGTCCGCAGTAATCGCAGATCCAGTCCGTTCGCTCCCTCACCAGTTGGGAGAAAACGTCATCAAACTTATCTCTCTTTAGTGCCATTGCGTCCCCCTTTTGTCATTTTTTCAGCATATTCAGGCCAGTGCTTTTTAAGTATTCCGTAAGGAACCCTCAGGCTTATTCCATGTCGATTAGCCCAGTTAACCAGGCTGTTTCTGGTTCTGCCAAGTGCCGCCGCCATTACTTCTGCCGGAACCTTACCGGCGACGCGCCTGATGTAATCCTGCTCCCTCGGTGAATATGGCTTGACGCTATTCATCGTCTTCTTCCTCGTGCATCGAGCTATTCGGATCGCTCATCAGTTCTGCGCAGTTATGGTCTGCCATGGTTTTCATGAAAACCCAGTTCTTTTTCTGCCCTCTTCCTTTCTGCAATAGCGTCAATGATGCTAGCAAATATTCCAAGATATTTGGTGCGCCCATCTACGCATATATTCGCAATCCACTTACATCTCTCTTTATTGAAATATACTCCAGTCACTCCTGACGAATTGGTTATTTTTCTCTTTTGGTTCTGTGCATTCTGTTGGTGTGTAACCAATCGAAGATTAGATAGCCTATTATCTGACCTTACTCCATTTATATGATCAATTTTATACCCTAATGGAATCTCACCATTATTTATCATCCATATAACGTGGTGAGCATAAGTAATTACACCATCGATAGTTAGCATCCTATAACCATCACTCCTAATGTAACCAGCAACACTGCCAACCTTAACATTATTAGAAGGAGACACTTTCCATCTAAGTACACCTAAAACATCATCATATGATAATTTATTTCTTAATTCGTCTATGTTGCTTATATTTCTCATTATGTTCCACCATATTTAAGCATTCATATATACAACGCTCACAAACGTGAACTTCCAGCACATGCAGCTTCTGACCGCAGTTAGCGCACGTTAAAGCTCGATCGACGCTTTCTTTCTGGTATTGCATGATTTGAGTTGGGCTAAGCATGGCTATCACCACCTACAAGCCGCTTATAGGCATCAATATCCCTTTTCGCTTCCCCTAGTCTTCGTTTTAGCTCAGTGTTTTCTGATTCCAGCTTTTCAATGTCCTTTTGGTATCGATTTCTATGTTCTTCCCAAGCGTCCCGATACGCTTTCATTTTTGTTATGGTGGATTTTCGTTTCGCCTGACGAACTGCATGATGGTTTTCAATAAACCAGTCAGGGTCATTAAATGCGGCACGCGCGCATGTATACCAATAATTTGTTGCCTCCCTGTTTAGCCAATAAATACTGATAAATGGCAACCGGATAGACACCATTTTTCGTTGAGACTCTTTCTCGCCAAACATGTGCCCTTTTTTGATGCTCAGGCCAAATCCTGGTTGAATTAAAAGCATTGTCATTTCCTCGCACGATATCTTAGCCACCGGATATCCCACAGGTGAGCCGTGTAATTGAAGGTTTTTACGTCTGATTCATTTGGTGCTGGCTTGGGTTTATTTCTGGAGCGTTTCGTTGGAAGGTATTTGCAGTTTTCGCAGATTATGTCGGTGATACTTCGTCGCTGTCGTCTCATGTCTCCATCACTCCTCTTGCCTCCGCTTTAAATCCAGGTACTCGCAATTGTCAGGAATGGTTAGTCGCAATCCCTTCTGATGCGCCCACTGGTCAATATCTGTCAGATATTTATGCATCTCTCCGATATCCAGTTGTCTTGTGGACTTTACATAGCGCGTCATCCCAAAAACGGTTACAGGCGTTGCCGGGCAGTACATGTCCTTGAGCCATTCATGGACTTCTTCGTCGGTGAAACGGTCAACGCCTGTAGCAGACAACTGATCTGCTATTTCCGTGTTCCATTTCCACATGAGGCTGTTTTGAGGTAGGGACCGTTTTTCGCGGTACTCGGAGATTTTTATACGCCAGCGTTTGCCGGTAGATAGGATTTGCTTCAGAACTAACCAGAATTGCGATTTATTAGTTTCGTGCAGAATGAACTCCTGCATGCTCACCTCCCATCTGTAGCTACCTTTAATTGACGTTCAATAGCCTGCCGGAGTAACTGAGCCTGGTAGAAAGCCTTGTCTGACATTTCACTTCCGTCAGTGCTGATAGCCATGAATTGCTGCCCCATGTTTACAGTGTTGATTAGCGCGTCGCATAGATGTCGAAATTGTCTGCGCGTTAGAGTTACGGTTTTCTCGCTCATACTCACTCCTTCACTTTGATTCCAGCGGCGCGGATGGCTTTCATTACTGCAATTACCGTTTTGTCCCTACCATCCTCATAGCCCATCGCATAAGCGCCTTCTTCGCCATCTTTCCAAAAGTCGTCATTCGATTCGGGCCAGTCGATATCCAGCTTGATAGCTGCGCGAGACCCTTTCCATGCATCCCACATATGGTCAATATCTTCTGCTGAATAACCATCATCGCACCAAAGTTCATTCCAGGGCGTAAGAGGCGGTTCGCCAAACCATTCTTCAAACCACGACTGAAACTGCTTTCTCGATTCGTCCATATCCCTCTCCATCAGTGAACCTGCTCGCCATCGCTAACTTTCAGACGCATTGTCCCGTCTTCCCATTCGTGCAGATACTCCGTCTTGTTCTCGGCAGCCATAAAACCACGGGCATAAGACAGACAGTAATTCAATGGGCTTTCTCCGACCTTAGCCAGCGCATCCATAGCATCACAAAATAATTTCTCTGCTTGTTTCTTTCTCATCATTTTTCTCCACCACAAATAAAAAGGCCTGCGATTACCAGCAGACCTGTTACCAGTTCAGTGATGTAGATAGTCATTCAGTACTCCGTAACGTTCTCCTGCCGCCACACTTCGTCATACTCCGACTTCGGCATGTTAGCGATATAGTTGTATGGGGATGCACCTTCCGTTTGCAGGAACTGGTGAGACTGCTCATCAAGAAATAGCGGCACACCACCTTCCCATCCTTCCCCGTTTCGCTGCTTCTCAAGCATTAAAACAGATGCGGGCGCAGCAAGAAGTTGCTGGTCTTTCTCGTTAATCTGCTCTCCAGCACAAACGCGCTGTAACGCTCTCTCGCGAGCTTTATTGCGCCAGATGATAAACAGGTTATCTGTGAGGTCTGTAATCGCTCCTGAGCCTTTTACGTCCATTTTCCCGGTAGGTTTCTCCTCGCTGTCTCCCTTTCTGGAGTGAGTGACGAGGATAATGTGAGAGTTGGTTTTATTTTTGAAGTCGCACAGCGCGTCAACAAACGCTTTTTGCCCGTTGTAGTCGTCATCGTTAATCCCGCACTTCATGAGGCTGTCGATGATAAATAACTGGATGCCGTATCGCCGTCTGGCGTATGTGAAGATTTCAATCAGGCGTTCAGCCTTGGCTGTACCTGTCAGGCCAAACAACCAGAGCCGGTCATCGTAAAACTTAAATGCTGATTCGATTTCCAGTACTGGTGGCGTTTTGCAGCATGTAGACTGCCGGGTCAGGCGTTTAAGCAAAACCCCGGGCTTCAGTTCAAGTGATGCGACGCATGTTTTTACCCCCTGCCTCATGGCCTCAAGTGCCATATGCCCGACAACCTCCGTTTTCCCGTGACCGTTCACGCCATTGACCAGCGTTAACTCCGCCTCACGGAACTGGAAGTTGTAAGCCAGCGTTTCCCACGGTGGGTTAAACAGATACTGCTGCTTGCCGTAGAAAGCATTGATGGTGTCCTGATAAAACTCACGGGCGCTGTAAAGCTCTTCGGGGTCGAAATATGACGCTGTACCGATGTACTGCCAGATTTCATCCTCGGTGACGCCGTTCATCAGGCATTCGTTGATATCTTTGTGTGGCAGTGTAACCAGACGGCAGCGATGTTCACCCAGTCGGCTTGCGATTTCCCTTGCTGCTTCACGCCCGACATCGTCAACGTCCATCGAAATGAATATTTCTTCAAACCTGTCGAGGTTGTGGTATTCGAACTCAATCCACTGTTGCTTGGCACCTTTCCCGCCACCGAAAGGGACAGATAGCGCCGGTATTCCGTATTGCGCATAGCTCATGCAATCAATTTCGCCTTCGCAAAGTACAACCGCCCTCACGCCAGCATCGAGAGCCTGCCACCCGAACAGGCAAGGTTCACAGTCACCTTCTGCCATGATGACTTTCTTCCCGTCCGGACGTTCAGTACTGATTCGCTTGACCTGCAGCAGCTCGCCATCGCGTTTGTACGGAAACACCAGGGCACTCAGTTCACGTTCGCCATTCCAGACCTTTCCGCTGACAACCTCGTATCGCTTCGCGACTTCAGGCGATATGCCACGCGATTGCAGGTACTCAAGATGTGATTCGGTTCTGGTAACGTAGCGGGCGATTTTCTTGCGGTCAGGTCTGGAGAATCTCTTCTCACGTCTGGCGTCGAAATGGTGATCGTCCTCCCTGATACCAAGAAATGCCTTCGCTTCCTGCATGGCCTGATGCAGGTTAATTCCACGACACGCCATCCACAAATCCAGCATGTCACCGCCGTCTCCCTCAGCAAAATCAGCCCATTTTTTCTTGCCGCTAAGGTTAACCTTCAGGCTGTTCCCCTTGTCGCCGTTGACGTTACCGGCAACCCACTCATGCCCGTCTTTCTTGCCGTTTGGCAACAGGTGCGGAGCCACCCTGTCAACCTGCGCCCAAAGCAGGTCGCTAAGTTCACTCGGTGTCATGATTCCCTCAGATTGAGATTTTTAAACCAGAAATCGACAAACGAAATACTTAACCAGCCGTGGTTATAAGCAGCGACCAGTAGCGATTTGATTTTTGATTTCAT